GGGTGCGAGGATCCCCGCACGCGGTTCGCGCACCGGCTGCGCGTCGGCCTCGCCGTTGCGGCGCTGATCCTGATCTTCTCGTTTCTGGAGTAATCCCATGCAGATGACCGAGCGGGGCCTTCTGGCCCTGGCCGGGCACGAAGGGGTCGTGCCCGCGCCCTACCGCGATTCCACCGGCACCTGGACCTTCGGCATCGGCCACACGGCCGCGGCCGGAGCGCCCGACCCCGTGGAGATGCCCCGCGGCATGCCGGCGGACCTCGATGCCGGGATCCGCGAGGCGTTCCGGGTCTTCCGCGCCGACCTCGCGACCTACGAGGCCGAGGTCCTGGGCGCGGTGACGGTCCCGCTGGCGCCGCACGAGTTCGATGCGTTGGTCTCGTTCCACTACAACACGGGCGGCATCGCGCGGGCCGCCCTTACCCGCCACCTCAACGCCGGCGACCGCGCGGCTGCAGCTCAGGCATTTTTGAACTGGCGGCGGCCGGCCGAGATCATCCCACGGCGCGAGGCGGAGCGGGACCTTTTCCGCCATGGCCGCTATCCGGGCGGGCCCGTCCCGGTCTGGTTCGTGGATCCCGCGGGTCGCGTGGACTTCTCGCGGCCCGTCCGGCGGCTGGCGGAGAGCCAAGCGCTGGCGTTCCTGCAACCCGCCAAGCCCGACGCTCCAGTCACCCCCACGCCGACCGGCTGGTTCGCCAGGCTGGCCGCCTTCTTCTCCAACCTGATCCGGAGGGCCTGATCCCATGCGCTACGTTCGTCCCAACTCGCTCACCTGGTGGGCGGGACTTCTCGCCATGCTCACCGGCATCGCCTCTCTCGCGCTGCCCGCCACTGGCACGCTTGGCGAGCTGTCCCGCCTTGTCGCGCTGCTCGCCGGCAGCGGCGACGCTTCGCCGGCAGGGCTGATGTTCCTCGGTCTCGGCCTGATCGGCCTGCGCGACCGGATCGAGCGCGGATTCCGTGGCGATGCTTGAGTTTCTCGCAGGTCTGCTCGTGGGCGGCTGCCTCGGCGTCTTCGTCGTCGCCCTCTGCGTCGCCGCCGCGCCCGGGGAGCGGGACGATGGCTGATCTCCTGATCTGGCTGGTCGTGTCTCTGGGCGCGGTCGGGGGTGTCGTCCTCGGACGGGTCTGGGGCCGCGTCGAAGGGAAGCGTGCAGGCAAACGTGAGGCGGAACGCGATGCGATGGAAGACAAGAGCAAGCGTGTCGAACGCGGCCGCGACGCGGTTCGCGACGGCCGCGGCGCTCGCGATCCTGCTGACCGGCTGCGCCGCAACGATGGGCGGTGGTGATGCCGGCTGCGCCTCCTATGCCGAGGCGCGGCTCGCCCGGCCGGATGCCGAGACCGTCGCGGAGGTTCCGCCGGACTGGGCAGCCTGGATCGCCGATCTCGACGACCGCATGACGGGAACCTGCCGATGAAATCCCTCTCGCCCGCCCTGCAGGCCCATCTCGACGAGGGCACGACGACGCTCGCCTGGTGCTGGCGGATCACCCGCGCCGATGGCGTCACCTTCGGCTTCACCGACCACGACCGGACGCTCAGCTTCGATGGCACGGACTTCGAGCCCGAGAGCGGCCTCACCGCATCTGAGGTCCGCTCCGGTTCGGACCTCTCGGTCGATGCACAGGACGCCGAGGGCGTGCTGACCTCGGACCGCATCACCGAGACCGACATTCTCGACGGCCGCTGGGACAACGCCGAGGTCGAGGTGTGGCGGGTGAACTGGGCCGATACGAGCCAGCGCGTGCTGATGCGCCGGGGCGCCATCGGCCAGATCCGGCGCGGGCGGCTGGCCTTCGTCGCGGAGGTGCGCTCGCTCGCCCATGTGCTGGGCCAGACAGTGGGGCGGACCTTCCAGGCGACCTGCGATGCCGCACTCGGCGATGCACACTGCGGCGTCGATCTGGAGGACCCCGCCTTCAAGGGCACGGGCGCCGTCATCGACCTGCTGCGCGACCGGGCTTTCACCGCCTCTGGCCTTGGTGCCTTCGAGGCAGGATTGTTCACCTTCGGCACCATCGAATGGACCAGCGGCGGCAACGCAGGCCGGCGTGCCGAGGTGTTGGGCCATGACGTCACGGACGGCATCGCGGTGCTGACGCTGCTCGTGGCGCCGGTACGCGCCATCGCTGAAGGGGACGGTTTCACGATCCGCGCCGGCTGCGACAAGCGGATCGAGACCTGTGGCGCCAAGTTCGCCAACACTGTCAACTTCCGCGGCTTCCCGCATATCCCCGGTCAGGACACGATCCTGCGCTACGCCAGCCGTGACGGCGGCCACGACGGGGGCGTGCTGTGACGCCGGCCGATCCAGACAGGGTCATTGCGGCGGCGCGCGCGTGGCTCGGCACGCCGTATCACGACCAGGCGAGCCTGCGCGGCGTCGGCTGCGATTGCCTCGGGCTGGCCCGGGGCGTCTGGCGCGAGATCGTCGGCCCCGAGCCCTTTCCGATCCCGCCTTACAGCCGCGACTGGGGCGAGACCGGACCACGTGAGGTGCTGGCCGACGGCGCGCGCACCATGATGATCGAGGTGCCGCTCGCCAAGGCCGATCCCGGCGCGCTGGTGCTGTTCCGGATGATGCCGCCAGCCATCGCCAAGCATGTCGGCATCCTGACCGGGCCCGACAGCTTCCTCCACGCCTATGAGCGGCTCGGCGTGATCGAGGAGCCGCTCACCAACGCCTGGCGGCGTCGCATCGCCTTCGCCTTCCTGTTCCCGCAACGCTGAGTTCCACACATGGCCACCCTCGTTCTCGGCGCGGCCGGCGCCGCCATTGGCGGCAGCATCGGCGGCGCGATCCTCGGCGTCAGCGCCGCAACCATCGGCGGCTTTGTGGGCTCCAGCATCGGGTCGGTGGTCGACAGCTGGATCATCTCGTCGCTGGCGCCCACGCAGCGCATCGAGGGCGCGCGGCTCGACACGCTGCGCATCACCTCGGCCACCGAAGGCGCGGTGATCCCGCGGCTCTATGGCCGGATGCGAATGGGCGGCAACATCATCTGGGCCACCGATTTCCGCGAGGAGACGAAGACCACCACGCAGGGCGGCGGCAAGGGCGGCGGGGGCGGCAAGGTCAAGACCACCGAGTATCTCTACTACGCCTCCTTCGCCGTTGCGCTCTGCGAGGGGCCGATCACCGGCATCGGCCGCATCTGGGCCGACGGCAAGCCGATGGACCTCTCCGGCGTCACCTGGCGCTGGTATCCCGGCGACGAGGCGCAGACGGCGGACCAGTTCATCGCCGCGAAGATGGGCGCGGCCAGCACGCCCGCATATCGCGGCACCGCCTATGTGGTCTTCGAGGAACTGGCCCTCTCGACCTACGGCAACCGCCTGCCGCAGCTCTCCTTCGAGGTGTTCCGACCGCTCGCCGATCCCGACACCGCCGAGGGGCTGACGCAGGCGGTCACGATGATCCCGGCCTCGGGCGAGTTCACCTACGGGACGAGCGGCATCCGGAAGGGCAGCGGCGGCGCGCAGACGCCTGAGAACCTGAACGCGCTTTCGGACACCGCCGACATGGTCGTGGCGCTGGACCGGCTGCAGGCGATGGCGCCGACGGTGGAGAGCGTCAGCCTCGTCGTCGCCTGGTTCGGCAACGACCTGCGCGTGGGCGAGTGTGCGATACGCCCGGGCGTCGAGGTCTCGGCGAAGACAACGAGCCCGCAGACATGGTCGGTCAACGGCGTCAGCCGCGCCAATGCCTTCCTCGTCAGCCGCGACGATCAGGATCGGCCGGTCTATGGCGGCACGCCGGCCGACTTCGCTGTGGTGCAGGCAATCCAGGAGATGAAGGCCCGCGGGCTGCGGGTCACCTTCTATCCGTTCATCCTGATGGACGTGCCGCCCGGCAACAGCCTGCCGAACCCCTACAGCGACAACGCCGCCGAGACCGGCCAGCCCGCGTTCCCCTGGCGCGGCCGGATCACCTGTGCGCCCGCGGCGGGCTATGCCGGGACCGTCGACAAGACCGCCGCGGCAGCAAGCCAGGTCGCGGCCTTCTTCAGCAGCGCGAGCCCTTCCGACTTCGCCGTCTCGGGCGAGACCGTCTCCTGGACCGGCGCGGCGGGCGACTGGGGCCTGCGCCGCATGGTGCTGCACTATGCCCATCTCTGCGCGGCGGCGGGCGGGGTCGACGCCTTCCTGATCGGGACCGAGATGCGCGGGCTGACGACGATCCGCTCGGGCGCGTCGAGCTATCCGGCAGCGCAGGCGTTTCGCGATCTGGCGGCCGACGTCCGCTCGATCCTCGGCGCGGGCACTGCGATCAGCTACGCGGCGGACTGGTCCGAGTATTTCGGGCACCAGCCGGGCGACGGCAGCGGCGACGTGTTCTTCCACCTCGACCCGCTCTGGGCGGACGGCAACGTCGATTTCGTCGCGATCGACAACTACATGCCGCTCTCGGACTGGCGCGACGGCTTCGAACACGCGGACGCGGCCGAGGGCTGGCCCGCCATGTACGACCGGGCTTACCTGCAGGGCAACATCGCGGGCGGCGAAGGCTACGACTGGTTCTACGCCAGCGCGGCCGACCGCTCAGCGCAGGTCCGCACCGCGATCACGGACGGCGCCTCGGGCAAGCCGTGGGTCTTCCGCTACAAGGATCTCCGCGCCTGGTGGTCGAACGCGCACTACGACCGTCCCGGCGGGGTGGAGAGCGGGACGCCGACAGCGTGGGTGCCGCAGTCCAAGCCGATCTGGTTCACAGAGCTCGGCTGTCCCGCCATCGACCGGGGTACAAACCAGCCGAACGTCTTCTTCGACCCGAAGTCGTCGGAGAGCTTCACGCCGCATTTCTCGCGGGGCTGGCGGGACGATGCGATCCAGCGCGCCTACCTAGAGGCGACGTACCTGTTCTGGGGCGAGGCCGCGAACAACCCGGTGTCCTCGGTCTACGGCGGCCGGATGGTGCATGTGCCGGAATGCGCCGCCTGGACCTGGGACGCGCGGCCCTATCCCTTCTTTCCTGCGCTCACGGATGTCTGGACTGACGGTGCGAACTGGCGGCTGGGGCACTGGCTGACCGGGCGGCTCGGCGCGGTCTCGCTGGCCGCACTCGTCCGGCATCTCTGCCTGCGCGCAGGTCTGCCCGAAGCAAGGATCGACGTCACCGGCCTCTGGGGCGCGATCGAGGGATACGCCATCGGCGCACTGGAGAGCCCGCGCGCCTCGATCACCACGCTGTCGCGCCACTTCGGGTTCGACGCGGTGGAGACGGAGGGCCTGATCCGCTTCGTCCTGCGCGGCCGGGCGGCAGTGGCGAGCGTCAGCCCCGACGATCTCGTCGCTCCTCGCGAGGGCGATGTTCTCGAGTTCACTCGCGGCCAGGAGACCGAACTGCCGCAGGCCCTGAAATGGCAGGTCGCCCGCGCCGACGAGGATTACGAGGTCGCGCAGGTCGAGGCCCGGCGCATCACCGTCGACACGACCAGGATCGCCTCGGAGAGCTTCCCGATGGCGGTCCCGCCGGAGGAGGCCGAGCGCCGCTGCCGCCGCGCGCTGATGGAAGCCTGGACCGGCCGCGAGAGCGCGGTCTTCCGACTGCCGCCCTCGCGGCTGGCGCTCGATCCGGCCGATGTCGTGGCGTTCGTCCATGAAGGCCGCGCTGTCCCGCTGCGGCTCGTCTCCATCGCCGATGCGGATGCCCGCGGCGTCGAGGCGGTTCGCCAGGACCGGGAGGCCTACGACTTGCCGCCCGGCGCGCCGCGGCCCTCGGCACTGTCGCAGGCGGTCGTCTTCGGCGCGCCCGAGGCGGTGCTTCTTGACCTGCCGCAGCTGACCGAGGACCAGCCACCGCATCGGCCCTTCGCTGCCGCGCACGCTGTGCCGTGGCCGGGCGAGATCGCTGTATTCCGCAGCCCCGCGACCGACGGCTTTGAGCTGCTGGCGACGTTCGGCAGCCGCGCCCGGATCGGGGCGCTGGTCTCGGACTTCTACGCCGGGCCAAATTCGCGTTTCGACCTCGGCAATGCGCTGGTGGTCGATCTGCTGACCGGCACGCTCGAGAGCGTCACAGACCTGACCCTGTTCGGCGGCGCCAACGCGCTCGCCATCGAGGGCGGCCCGGGTGCTTGGGAGATCGTCCAGGCGGGCGCGGCCGAGCTGCTCGCGCCCGGCCGGTATCGGCTGACCCGCTTGCTGCGGGGCCAGCGCGGCACCGAGGGCGCCATGGGCAATCCGGTGCCCGCTGGCGCGCGGGTGGTGATGCTCGACGACAGCCTCGCCTCGCTGCCGATCGCCGAAGCCGATCTCGGCATCCCGTGGAACTGGCGCATCGGCCCGGCGAGCCGGCCGGTCAGCGATGAAACCTATGTCGCGCAGGCTTTCGCGCCCGAGGGCATCGGACTGCGGCCGTTCTCCGTCGCGCATGTCGAGCAGCCTTGGCGCAAGTCGCGCACGCCCGGCGATCTGACCATCCGCTGGACACGCCGGTCCCGCGCGCTCGCGGCCGACAGTTGGGGCGGGCTTGAGGTGCTGCTGGCCGAGGAGCTCGAAGCCTACGAGGTCGAGATCCTCGACGGTGCCACGGTGAAGCGCGTCCTGAGCACGGCCACCACCAGCGCCGTCTATACCGCCGCCCAGCAGACCGCCGATTGGGGCGCGCCGCTCGCCCCTGGCGACACGCTCGACATCCGCATCTTTCAGCTCTCCGCCCTCGTCGGGCGGGGCGCGCCGAAAACCGTCACGCTCTTGTTCTGAAAGCCATCCCATGTCGGACGCCACGACCCATCTCCTGCTGCCCTATATCCTGGCGGCGCAGGCCCAGAAGCATGTCACCCACAACGAGGCGCTGCGAATCCTCGACGGGCTCGTGCAGCTCTCCGTCCTCGACCGGGACCTGACCGCGCCGCCCGGTTCGCCCGCCGATGGCGACCGTTACATCGTAGGCTCTGGCGCGACGGGCGACTGGGCGGGCTGGGACCTGAACGTCGCGCTCTGGACCGACGGCGCATGGCTGCGCTTGCCACCGCGGACGGGGTGGCGCGCATGGGTCGAGGACGAGGGACTGCTCCTGGCCTACGACGGCGCGGGCTGGATCGGCACGACGCCCGCAGCGCTGCAGAACATGGCGCTGTTGGGGCTCGGCACCACGGCGGATGCGTCGAACCCGTTCTCGGCCAAGCTCAACGCCGCGCTCTGGACGGCAAAGACCGTGGCCGAGGGCGGCACGGGCGATCTGTTCTACACCATGAACAAGGAGGCCGCGGGCGACGATCTCGGCCTGAACTTGCAGACCGGCTTCGTGACCAAGGCGCTGGTCGGCCTCTTCGGCTCGGACAGGTTCCGGCTTGCGGTCTCCGCCGACGGCAGCACCTTCCTCTATGGGCTCAGCGTGGACAACGCCACAGGCATCGTCGATCAGCCCCGGCTGCCGCGGTTCAAGGCGTACACGAACTACGACAACTATGTGGGTGTCGGGACCTGGACGAAGATCGGCCTCAACAACACGGACTACAATGATCAAGGGGCCTTCGACGCGGCGAACAACCACTTCATCGCCCCGGTGGACGGCACCTACCTCTTCGGCGCGACGCTGCTCTACAAGATCAACGCCAGCACCTCGGCGCGCATGAGCGGGCGGCTCGTGCTGAACGGCACGACCGAGATCCGCGGCTCGTTCGGGGAGATCAGCGGCGCGCATGTCTCAGAGGCCACCGCGCTCTGGCTGCAGACGATGGCCGCACTCACCGCCGGCGACACCGTCGAGCTGCAGGGCAACTTCCGCGCCGCCGACGGCTACTTCGCCGCCGATCACACGTCCTTCTGGGGCTGCAAGATCGGCTGA